CATTGCTGTAGATACTGTGATATTTTTTTTATTTAAAAATATATCTTGTATTTTTTTTATTTCATTAATTGAATTTAATACACTCTCATATTCTTTAAATTTTTGAATAGATGCTCCTTCTTCAAATCTACTAATATAGTAATCTGTTAGTAAATCTATTTTATGATCTCCTTCTTCCTCACTTATATTTCCTCTTCCAATATCCATATTGATATCATATAACTTCTTAGAAAACATATGACAACTTACTATACTAAGCATAAATTCCTTAAATAATTCTTTTTTTCTTATTTCCATAATATTTAACAATTCATAAGTACTAGCAATTTTATCTTGATTATCATTTATGGCTCTTCTACTAAAAATTAGTGCTTTCGCTTGTTCTTCATCTATAATAAAATACTTTCCACACTTCTTGGCTTTTAGTTCTCCTCTTTTTATCATATTTCTAATAGTATTCTCATGTAGACCTGTAGCGTCTGCCAATTCTTTTGCATTCATTCTTATCACCTCCTTAGGATATACTTTATCATTATACCAACATTTTGTCTATATGTTTTTTAAATATCAACAAGTTGTTGGTATGCTTTTATATTTTTATTGTAAATTTTGAAACTAACACCCCCCACTTTTTACCACACTTTCCCCATAAAAGATAAATAATACTAAAGGAGCAGGATGTAATTAAAGTGCATCCTGCTCCTTTAGTATTATTTATCTTTTATCATTGTTTCATTTGTATCTGCTCTAAAAATCATCTCTAAAAATCTATTACCACATTTTAAGTTCTTTTCTAATCTAGTACATTTAATAGTATTATACATATCTTGTCTTAAATCATTTTCTACAACTTCATTATCTACATATTTTAATCCTAGCATAATTCTTTCTATTTGCTCTAAATCATTCGGTTGATACTCTTCAAACCATTCTAATATCCCTATTATTTTTTTTACTCTTTCATTTTTTACATTTTTCATTTTACTTTTCTCCTTGTAATTTATATTCCTACAAGGTACACTTATACTTGAGGTTGTATAGGTAACCTTATAGGTTATTTATATTTAAGGGTAGGAGTAATTCTCCTATCCTTTTTAACTATATAATTATTAATATATCTAACTATGTCCAATCACTTTCAATTTTAACTAAAATCTATTGACTTTATGATGCACCTAAGATATGACCTTAGATTCGAGTAAATTTGGACATAGTTACCCTACAATATAGATGTAGAGTAACTTTCCTATATGACCCCGTCATCTCGCCATGTATACGACCATGGAACGCTAGGACTAGCATAAGTTAATAATACTCACCGTTGCTATTTAAAGCATCCACCAACACCCCTGACAATGGACGGTATATTGAGTATCTCCACAAAGTGTTGCCACCCTATCCTCTTATTTTTGTGGTGCGATATTACCACTCTCTGCCCTTTTGTATGATGCTAGACATACATATATGCAGTTGGGACTTTAACCCAAGTATTTAGTCGGCTACCCCTGTACTCTGTCGAGCCATTCGGTTTGCTCTAGGTCAAATACTCTTCCTTATAAAACCCTATTATATTCAATTTTTAACATTAAAAAAGACTTATCACTCAACTATGAGCAATAAGTCTGTATATACTATTTAACCTTATTTATTAAATTCATCTTGTAATTTTTATCATTATTGTCTATAATAACAATATAAATTTAATAAACAACTATATTTATTGTTAAGGTGTTTGGCGACATCTTAATACTAATTATAGTTCGAAGGCTACTTGTACTACCTTAACTACCGCTTATAGTTGGGTACTAATTTCCGATTAGGTTTGGCGACCAAAAGGGAAACTTGTAGTCTTTTTTTATGTGATTTTTTTAATAAGTTAATTATATTACTTAATCCATAATTTGACAAGGTTTTTATTTAATAATATCATCTATAGCCTTAATAATATTTCTATTCTTCTTCATTGCCCTAATATAATTCTCTATTATTTCTGATACATTCTTCTTTTCATCTATTGCAATATGTTTTATAGTATCAATTAATTTTTCATCTATACTTAAAGTTAATTTCTTTTTACCCATACGTATACCCCCATATACATATAAATTTATATATATACATAGTTATATAGTTATAGTGCTTTATCCTTCTTTACGTATATATTTTTATACTTTTTGAAGTGTATTCTGACGTAAGAACTGACAGAAAATAGATAAAATAACTAATTTTTTTCTATCCATAAAATCGAATATATTGCAATTACTTAGTTCTATCCTAATAAGACATAAAATAAAAACTTTTATGCCATTATTTTTCATATATTTTTATATCCATATTGCTATACATTTTTGTGCTATATGTTTTAGCAAAAGTCTCATTAAAGTCATTTGACATTTTTGCTAAAATATTCTCTGCTTCTGCTCCATATATCCACTTAGGTCTTTTACAAGTCTTACTTGTTTGAAATATCTTTGACCTATATTCTTTTTTTTCTATAACTGTATCATCTACATGATTAGCCATATATACAGCAACTGCATTTACATTATTTATTTTACTTATACTACTTATTCCATATGGCCATATTTTTTCAAGTACATCTTTTTGTATATATTCTATATCTGCAACCATATGATAATGATACACTCCTCGTTTTTGTTTATGTTTTACATAGCAATATTTAATATCTTTTCCAAACCTATATTTAATTTTCTTTATAAAATTATTAAAATTATATTTTATTGTCGCTGGATCTTCTTCTCTTTCATTTGTTAATGTTATAAAAACATCATTTGTTGTGAAATTATAATTAACTATATCAATGAACTCATACTTTGATTTGTTCATCTTATTTTTTCGTCTTAATTTTCTTTCTTCATCTGTTATATTAGGATTATGTTTATTGTCTCCCCTTTTGGATTTATAACCTATCTTTACAGGTATTTTATATTTATGTATCTTAACTATATTACCACATTTCTTTAACTTAGTATTATACAGTTCCATAATCATTCAATATGTTTAATTGCCTTATTATTCTAGTCACTCCAAAAGGTATCTCTCTTGCTCCTTGCTCTGCTAATCCTCTATTATCATACCAAATTGATACAAGCATGAATATAGCGATTTTATATAATTCATTATCATAGTCTTTTTGTACTCCATGACTTTTTAAGAATGTTTCTGCACTGAGTATAAATGTTGTTATATTTTCATCATCTTCGTCATAATCAACTCTAATATAATTTTTTACCTCATCTAGCCTGATTTTATCTATCATAATATCACCTTCTCTCAAAAGTAATTTCCTGCTGTCGTTTAACCCGACACCCGAATTTTTTAAAATCACATTTTTTTTACAGAAAACCCCATCACCGCTTTCCAGTTTCCCATATTAGAAAAAAGGTTATAGGTAATAGTTACTGCATTTTTTTGGGGGGCTTGCTTGGTAGGTCACCTCATTCGTTTGCTCTCGTTCCTCGCTCTCACTACTTCGGCGCTCCTACACCTGCGCCCCCCATCATACTTTATTTATATTTAACTTTTAATTTTTCGTATTTCTTTTATACAATTAGATAAACTAATATATAGAAGATACTTTTATTTATGTACTTATTATTGTACTGTCATTAAACATAGATGCTTAGGTTGTGCTACTTCTATATCTCCATACCACATTATTCTTATTGCTAGAGTACCTTTACCAAAGCCATAGTCTAATGACATATCTATTGTTATATCTTTTAATAGTCCTATATATATTTGACTGAAATCACCCATGAATATTTTGTCTTGCTCCATTGATGTTGTTATATCCTCTGTAAGTGATGTATAGAATGTTGGTGGTACTCTATACTGTCCATCACCAGTAACTATTGTTTGTAGTCCATAGTATGAAGTTGGATTCATTGCTATATTCTTAGTCACTCCATTTTGTGTTGCTATATCAGTTATACCGCTTGTTATTCCTTCATATGTAAGTGGTATATTCTTCTTTAATATTTCTTTATTGTATATCCCACTAAATCCATCTGCTGCACCATTTAAGGCAGCCTTCTCTATCTCTGATACTATTGTAGTTGCTAATAATTGATTTATCTTTTCTTCTACTCCCATACCCGTTTGTATTATCTCTAATGGTATCTCTACTAATCCATATAAATATTTAGCATCAAGTTCTATTTGTCCAAAAGTTGCATCACTTGGTTCTATTGCTTGTCCTTGTTGCTTAAATGATACTGTAGGGTCTTTTGTAACTGTTGGTATAGTTATCTTTTGATGATTTTGCATATCTACAATAGTACAATTTTTCATTAAGAATGATTTTGACCTTGCTAAATCTATTAAATGGCTTGATACCTTACTTGGTATTATAGTACTTGCTCCATTTGCTGATAACATTCTCTTTTCTTCTTCTGTTCCTTTTCCTGTTGCAAATGCTCTGATTAAATGACCTACTGTTATATTTGTATCCGTTGACATTTTTTCATTTGGTAGATAGCATCTTACTTCATTGTTGTTCATTTGATTTCCCCCTAACAGTCCTAATCCTCTTATCTCATTTTGATTAAATCCTTTTGTATTTATTTCTGCTTTATATTCTTCATACTTTTCTAAACTTCTTGTAGCTACTACATTAGTGCTTGGATATGCAGGTGTATGTACTACTGATATTTCAAAAAGTTCTCCTTTTTTAACTTCTCTTATGTCCTTATCATCACTTCTTTTGTATAACTCATCTGTACAAGTAAATCCAAATGACATGCCCGCTATATCTCCTCTTTTAACTAGGTCATATAATTCTTTTCTACTTTCAAGCAAATCTAATTCAAAATATAGCCCTTCTGCTCTATCTTCTAGTCTTAATGTATTTGCTTGAGTTGAGCCTAATAACTGGTTTGTATCATGATTATTTAGTGCTATTATATTTCTAGTTTTTAAACTTTCACTAAATGCACCTGGTAATATAACTTCCTCAAATCCATATCCTAATAATTTTGATTTTTCATTGTATCTTATTGCATATCCCTTTAATGTTAATTTTTTATTTTCATCTTCTTCTGCTCTCACTTCAACATTTGTATTTATGTATCTTTTTTCCATTGTATTCCCTCCTATTCAAAAATTAATTTTTGAATTTTCATTAATTAATTTTTGAAAACTAAAAACTAAAGTTTTCGTCATTTATGTATTCTTCTAGTTTGTTGTCGTACTCTGAATACATTGCTCTAGTCATTGCATTTATAGTTGATGCTATAGCGTCTATTCTATTAATACTTTTTGACTTATCTAGCATTACATTTTCATTTGCATCAAACTTTGGTATTGCATTAGCAGTACACCATCTTAAAACTGGGTTATTAAAATGCTTTAGTTTATTTGTTATCATTAACTCTTTTATAAACTTTGTAGGCTCTGATAATGTTTTATATCCTTGTCTAGTTTCAATTACTTCATATCCTAGAGAGTCTAATTTAGTCATTAGTGCTGTAGCATTCCATGGATCACATGATATATTTTGTATTTTATATTTTTTCGATATATCTTCTATGTACTTCACTATAAACTCAATATCTATTACATCACCTTCGGTTGCTATTATATGCCCTCTATCAATCCATCTTTGATATGGTACTCTGTCCTTTATCTCTTTTTGATAGACAGTTTCTTTAGGTATGAAACACTTATTTATAACAGCATACTCTCCATTGTCTAGTGGAAATACTGCACTAACCCCCGTTAAATCTATCTTTGATGATAAATCTATACCTATATAGCACTTTTTACCTTTTAGTGCTTTCTTTAGTCGTAATTCATCTATTGAGTCCTCTTTACTCCATTTTTCCATTGGAAAATATGAGTCTTTTCTTTGTATCCAAGTATTAAGATGTTTAATTCTAAAGTTATCCATCTCATTGTTATCTCTTGCTCTTATAAAGTCCTTTTCAAGAGTTTCTAAACTAATTGAAACCCCTAGATTTGGATTTGATTTTATCCAATTCTTAGGGTTATATATATCATCATCTTGATTCATTTCTGCAATATATATAAATATATTTTCATTCTCTAAAACATCATCTAGTATTTGCTTACAATACTCATACATTTGATAACATGGAGATGTAGCTCCTCGGCTCTCGCCTGCTGTTGTAATTATATTGATTAATGGTTGTTGTCTGGCTTGTGTTCCAGAAACTAAAACCTCGTATAGTTCATTATCTTTAAATAAATGATATTCATCTATATTTGCATAATGGATATTTAAACCATCTTGGTCTTTATCTCCACTTATTGCCTTAAATATGTTATTCTTAAAATGCATTGTAGACAAACTTTCTTGGATGCGGATGTGTTTACGAAGATTTTTATCTTGGCGGATTATCTTCATTGCATCTGAAAAGACTATCTTGGCGGTGTCTTTTTTAACTGATGCACAATAACACTCTGCTCCAGGTTCTTTGTCTGCTATAAACATATACAAACTTATTCCACTACTTAATAAACTCTTTCCATTCTTTCTAGCGACTTGTGTATACGCTAAATTAAATCTTCTTAAATTGGTTTCTTTATATTTCCATCCAAAAATATTTCCAATGATGAAATTTTCCCATAGTTCTAACTTAACTGGTTGTGATGCAAGTTTACCTTTTGTGTGTTTTATAAATTTATCAAAGAACTTAAATACATGATTTGCTTTTTCTCTATCAAAATAATATTTGTAACATGGCATACTTGGGTCTAGTGATTTTTCTAAATCGCTTAAATGCCTTTTACAGGCTTTTAAAACTGTTTCTCCGACTACTATATCCTTTTGTGTTACTCTAAGTGCATACAAGGTCGTTAAACAATAATTTTCTATATTCAATGTATTTTCTATATACTCACTATACTTCATCTATAAAATCCTCTAATTCATCTTTTTCAATGACTTCATTTTTTATGAATCTTAGTCTGTCTGAAGGATTTAAACCAAGTTTCACTTGATACCCTGCCATAGTTTTTGATATCTGTCTCATTTCACCGATAACTGGATTTATTTTTCCTGATACTATGTATCCTTCTTTATCTAGTTCTTTTCTTAGATTATTGAATATATGTGAAAATATAGAGTAGTGACCTAATATGTCTGTATCTAATATGCTTAATATATTTAGATTTTTCATATCTTTTTTATATTTATTAAATATCTTCTTTTCTTCAGTTGTTAGATACTTTGGCGGTTTAATATCTGCAAACTTTAATTTATTTCTAAAACTTTCTTCTTTCTCACTGAATTCATCTATTTCTGATTTTGATATTCTTCTTTTCTTTTGCTCTGCTCTTACCATAGTTTTAGCCATGACGATTCTCTCCTTTTTCACTATGTATTTTATTATGGCATTGTCTGCATACTGGCATTAGGTTACTTTCTTTTAGTCTTAACTCCCAACCACCTTTGGCTCTTAAATGGACTATATGATGAACTGTATCTGCGGTAGTATATCTATTTTCTTTTTTACATTCTTCACATAGATAATTATTTTTAGATAATATATAGTCCCTCATATTCTTCCATGCAGGTGTTTGGTAAAACTCGTCAAACTTATCTTTCTTACTTGCTCTTAATTGATTTCTATATCTTTTTATCTGTGGTAGATGATTTTCACAGTATGGTGGATTTTGATTTCTTGCTATTAACTTATCGCATCCTATCTTATTGCAAGTTTTCTTTATGGCCATTAATTTAATCCCTCCATCGCTCTAGCCTCTTCCTTAGTCATTATTTCACTATCAACTAGAATTTTTAGTCTATTGGCTCTACTTAGACTGTCTGCTCTTAATAAACTTTCATAGTTAAATTTTATATAAATATTAGTACTACTAGGAAATAATTTTGTAAATTGTTGCTCCCAAGATATTATCAAAGGCATTAATGTTTGTTGCAAATATTGTATATTTTGACTTTCTATATTTGAGTATGTATTACTTGTCCCATCATGACCTATCATATAAGGACTTAAATTAAATACAGATGCTATTTGTTTTGTTAGTTCATTAAATATATCTTTCATTTGCAAATCATTAAAACTACTTATTGAAGTTTCTTTGAACTCCATACCTTTTGGCATAACTGCAACTTTATTTTTATTTTCTCCCTTATGATTATCTTCCCAAGCATCTCTTACCTTATTTCTCATTTCTTCATTTAGTTCGGTATTTAAAGTGATTATTCCATTTGGCTTACTTCCATTTGCAAAATAAGTCGCTTGATATGATTGTGCTGCTAACCATAATCCTATTTGCCTTCTTAGTATTGTACTGTATCCAATACCTTTGAAATTTTCTAAATCCATTTGATTAGTTTTTATATGAATTATGTCATTTGGATGTATAACTCGTTGTGATCCATTGATGTTCATTTTATAAAATCCATCTTTTTCAAGTCTAACATCTGAATTTATAAGCCATAAATTTTTCGCATATCCTTGATTATCTCTATCTATCAAGATATAAGCATTACCTTCATTTAATCTCTTTTTTTCTGCTTGTTGAAATAGTGTATATCCATCCATGAATGGGTTAGGATATTTTAATAACTTTTCTACGCTATGACCTTCTATTCTCTTTCCATCTATTAGCACATGTTTGCTTAGTTTTGCTATTGATGTACTTATTAGATTTATAGAACTTGAATACGGAGGACATAAAAGTGCAGTTTCACAATTAACATCCTGACCTGCATTTTCTAATCTATGTCGATTTGAATTTTCTTTCCAAGGATTATCAAAACTTCTTTTTCTAAAAAATTTTAATAAGTTCATTAACTCACCATCTTACATTCTATTTTTAGAAACTCACCCTTTTTACCATCTGGAATAATAGATTTTATATTATATACTTTACCGTTGTGATAAATTCTATAATCTCTTGTATCTAAATTTTCCATTTTAGGCGTTTTTCTTATTTTGTATGTACTTTCAACTGTCATATGATGTGCATTACTACTATATACTTCTGTTGTAACTGTCTTTTCTCTACATGCCCAACAACTTGCATCTTTTGCCCATGTATCTTCACTAATGCAATTTTTACCTTTAACTCTTTTCTCGATTACTATCAAATCATTTAACATTTTTATCACCTCAATTAATAAAAATGCAATAAAAAATAATTTTATAAGTTCATATTTTTATTGCACTTTTATTACTATATCTCAATATCTATCATTGCTGTAGATACTGTGATATTTTTTTTATTTAAAAATATATCTTGTATTTTTTTTATTTCATTAATTGAATTTA